TCACACGCGTCGGCGTACGCGCTCCAGAGCAAATAAACCACAATGTCACGGCAGTACACGGTGTAGTCCTGTTGCCACCGAAAAACGAGGTAGTCATCGATGGCACTTGATGAATACGATAAGTTCCGAAAGAAGTTCAATGAGAAGTTTCGGAAGATTACGAAGGCAGAGGTAGCAGACCTAAACGATAGGCAGCGTAAACTATACGATGAAATCGTTGCGAACGAAAACATCGCTGCTGTCCCGAAAGATAGCCCTCGTATGAAGGGTGGCAGTGTACGTTTGCGTGAATTCGATTCTGAAACATTCAAGCGCGTTAGAGATAATCCGCTCTACGGAAAGATAAAGAAAAAGCCTACCCGTGAAGAGATCATGGCAAGGAAACGGGCAAAGGCCAACGAGTACAAAACAAACCTAGACTATCCCGGTGTTACTAAAGGCTACGATACACGACTCGGTATGTCCGTACCGAAACCTAAGCCACGTGTAGCCCCTAAAGAACGCAAAGCACTCGGCGGAAAAGTTCATCGTGGCAGGAAGGCGATTTACAATGGCTGACGAAGTAATGACTCTTCTCAGTGGAAAGAAACCCGCACGTCGCGTGTATCAAGATGAGCGTCTTGTACTGACGATTACCCGAGACGATGGTACGAAAGTTACCGTTAAGTCCACTGGCGTTGATAATCGGGGACGACACTACTTTACTGCGTCTGATCACGCTCGTGCTGACTTTAAAAGATTAGGGAAAGTACCTTTCAATCTATCACAAGGTCTGCCCATCGATTATGCAGGCTCTGACAGCAAGGGACGTGCTGATCTTCTAACAAAAGAAGTCAGTGACGACGTAATTAATAGACGTGCAGCAGAGTTACGCGCTGCTTACGAAGCTACTCAAGAAGCAAAAGACAAAGAGAAACGAGAAAAAGCAAAAGCTAAAACGAAAAGGAAATTAAAAACTGTGCCCGGAGGAAGCACTCGGGGCGGAGGCGGCAGTTTGTCTCCCAGTCTTAAGCTGATAACAGACAAGCTCCCAAAATTATCAAGTGGCGGAAAAGTCCATCGCGGCAGGAGGGCAAATTACAATGCGAACTGACCGAGAAATATATCTCCTCGCTGACAAAGATTACTCTCAACTCTCTTCTGCCGAAAGCCGACAGTACAGATATATCATGTCACTTCCCTTCGCCGAACGAATGGACAGGGTGAGTATAAACAATCCCGCCAATAAGTACGGAAACGATATCAGAGGATTCACTCTGATGGAAAAAGCGACTGGCGGAAAGGTACACCGTGGACGACCAGCCAACGGAAGCGCCGAAAAGGCGGGGTAGGCCGAAGCGCGATCCGAATGCGCCAAAAGCCACATATAACCTATCTACAAAAGAACGTGCGAGACGCGCGGCGACGAAACGTGTCAATGCCGCGAAGCGTCGTGCCGCGAAGTCAACCAAAGCAGCAGAGGACAAACGACGCTATGCCCGGAAGCTCGAACAACAGGCTACGAAAGTTGAAAAGGCTCTTGTTGGCGATACCACTGCCACAGTCGATCTTGGGGATGTGGCTGCTTTGCCAGAATCGGTGTCGGAGCTTGTCGGAGAAAGTGAAGTCATCTTTCAACCGAATTCGGGTCCGCAAACGGAGTTTCTGTCGGCGGGTGAGCGCGACGTACTCTACGGCGGTGCAGCCGGGGGCGGTAAATCTTTCGCTCTCTTGGCCGATCCTTTGCGCTACTGTCACAACCCTAATCATCGTGGGCTTCTTCTTAGGCGTACTCTCGACGAACTAACAGAACTGATTGACAAGTCTCGGCAACTCTACCCGAAAGCATTTCCGGGTGCGAAGTTTCGAGAGTCGAAGTCGACGTGGGTCTTTCCGTCCGGAGCGACGATGTGGTTCACGTACCTCGACAAAGACAAAGACGTGACGCGCTTTCAAGGACAGGCGTTCAACTGGATAGGCATCGATGAGATCACACAATATCCCACACCGTACGTCTGGGATTATTTGCGTTCTCGCCTTCGTACTACTGATCCTGAACTCCAGCAACACCTGTACATGCGCTGCACTGCCAACCCCGGAGGAGTGGGTGGTTGGTGGGTCAAGAAGACTTATATTGATGGCTTGGAACCAAACAAGCCTTTTCCTGCCTTCGATATAGAAACACAGAAGCCTTTCCTGTGGCCCGACAGCCACGAAAGGGCGGGTCAGCCGTTGTTCCTTCGCAAATTCGTACCGGCACGGTTGACTGACAATCCCTACCTCATGGCAGATGGTCAATACGAGGCCATGTTGAGGTCGCTCCCGGATGTCGAACGAAGGCGACTCCTCGAAGGTGATTGGGACGTGGCGGAGGGAGCGGCCTTCCCCGAGTTTTCGAGGCAACGACATGTGGTCGAACATTTTGAACTTCCAACCAACTGGCCTCGTATACGAGCGGCGGACTACGGCTATGCGAGTCCGTCGTGCGTTTTGTGGGGGGCTATTGACTGGGATAATAATATCTGGGTTTATCGCGAGTTATATGCTAAACACTTGACAGCAGAAGAGTTAGCCGATAAAATATTAGAAGCAGAACAACTCGATCCCTTGCCGTACTACACAGTCCTCGACTCGTCTTGCTGGAACAAGACAGGCTTCGGCCCGTCTATAGCAGAGACGATGATGCGAGTTGGTGTGCGGTGGACCCCATCCGACCGTAATCGTATTCAAGGTAAGATGGAGATACATCGCCGTCTTGCTGACGATCCGTACACAAACGAACCGCGTGTACGCATCTTCTCTTCGTGCCAAAACATCATCAAACAGCTTGCTGGCATCCCTCTATCTAAAAACAACAGCGAAGACGTAGACACAAAGTCAGAGGATCACGCGTACGACGCCCTACGCTACATGTTGATGACACGAGTGAGCGGATACTCATCGATCCACAAACAACTTGGCGCAATCAAAAATCAAGTATATCAAGTACAAGACGCGACATTCGGATACTAACCTATGGCACAAACAACAGGCTCCGTAGCATACGACTTACGTAACACTGATTTCGATCCGCGCAATATAACTTTGCGCGAGTATATGAGTCTGTACGTTGTTAGTGCCCAGACAGACGGGGGCCGCTCTCTCGATAACTGGGAAAACAAAATACTAAAGAACCCAGTTTATCAAAAGTATCTCGATGAACCAGTCATTAAGATTTTTGATCCGGCAGAAAAAATAGGCGGTAAAAGCATCCAAGCAGCGGCGGAACTAGCAGAAAAAGACCTTCCAAGCGGCGGTAGTGCCCCAACCCTCCAGTCTCGTATACGAACTCTCGAAGAGGGCGTCTTCTTAAAACTGGGAGAGATCGATGCGGAAGAGGGCACTCGCCTCGCACAAGACTATCGGCGTCTAACAGATACCGTACAAAAACTATCTACGAGAGGCGCGGCTAAAACTGCAACACTCCAGTATAGAACTTCCGGTATCGGTGAACTGATAATAAATTTAGAAGAACACGTAAAAAAGTTTCCGGACGACAAGCCGATTGCGAACGCCATCCTCCTCAACTTAGAGATGGGCAGTCGCCCGAGTCTTCCCACAGAAATTGAAAGTCAGCACTACGTAGTCGATCAATCGTCTGCGGCTACACGTATCTTGGGGGCGAGTGGTGCAGACGGGCTGCTAATCCCGGCAGGGACTACAGGCACTAAACGTCAAGCGAAGGGAGATGCTCCTAATCTTCAGCCTTACAACGCTCCTCTTTCACAACGAGCGGTTACGATCCTTCAAGATCAAAGCGATTACAATCGAACAAACTTTGGCAACAACAGGCGTCTTCCGAACTTCTTTCAGATTGAAATTAAAACCGGAGAAAACGCCGGTTCTCTACGCCCAGTAAGTTTGAAGGATATGAATGATGTTCTTGCGGTAACTTCTCCGCCGGGTATCATCCAAAAAGTTGGCGTAAAAGGCGGCATATCTCCGACCAACAAACCCCTGACTTCATCTGATCTTCGCAAACTTTTCATCAACGCAGGTGAAGCAGCCGGAATTCCCAAAGCGAGTGTGGCCGCACTTATATCCCGTGACACTGCTAAAAACACGGGATCACACGGAGTATATATCGGAAACGCTGGTGAGTATAGTTCAGTAGCAGTGGATGAATTAAATCGTCTCAGCCGTGCTATGTGGGGACAGTATTCTCTAGAGTCTTCTGATGAAGGCATGAGGATTGGAAGAGAATCTCAAGGACAAATCTTACTAGCCACAAATACACTCGTATTCGGTGACAACACAGAAGATAAAGTAAAAGTTCGTAACTACGAACCGTTTGGTACAGGTCAGCCTTTAGATATAAAGATTCAAGTCGGAGGTTTCACTGCACCTGTAGAACAGGTCAATGAGGATGTAGAAACCACTCGTCAAGTAGATAATAAAATGGCGGGGGGTAGCGAGTACATCATATACTCCGACGAACAGGTTGCAGAGTTGAAAGCTGCAAACTTGTGGAATGATGACATGCAAAAACGGCAAGATGAGGCCGTACAAAAAGAACAAACAGCCACTTCGGATGTACCCCCTAAAGTTTCCAAGATGGATGTAGTGGGTGACGTGTTTGATAGGAGCATTCAAACGGGCATAAAGGGTGCTGGGGCAGCGGCTGCGGTTTACGATCCCGTGGGTACTGCCATAGAGGAAACTATCGATACCATCAAAGACAAAACTCTAGGCAAAGTTGTTAGTGGTGGTGCGGCACGAAAAATACCGGGCGTCAATCTTTTGATACCGGGAGGATTTGCGTTTCCTACATTATCTGGAGACTTCGAGGAGGCTGATACCTTCGCAAAACTTTTCGAGGGAACCCGCGATGATTTTGTGAATATGTCACCAGAAGAATTAGCACCATATAGAGCAGCATATAAACAAGCTGCTGAAGCTGCTAAAGACAAGGAAAAACAACAGACGATGTTTAAAGCATTCGGGGTCGTACCCGAAAACAATAAACAAGGCTTTATACCCCAACCCTAACGGAGGAATAAATGGCAAACTTGAACATGGGTGAGGCATACATTATGAACGCCGATAAAACAGGCGTTGATGATCAGATGGGAGCAAACAAACTTTATCGCGAAGGTCTCGAATTCGACACTCGTGCGAAGACTGGTGTACTCACTGAAGACATGCCTAAGAAGCAGACCAAAGCTACGGTCGAAGCATCCCTATTCAGCATGGCTGAACAGCGCGATTACTGATGTCTGAAAACTTTCTAGAGCCGCAAGACGACACGGCAGTACCTATCTCGTCGCCTGAAGAGCAGATGCCCGGTCTCGCCGGGTATGTCACGTCTAAATTTGAAGACGCAGAGAACGGCAGATATACGTACGAGCAGCGTTGGCTGAAGGCGTACAAAAACTTTCGAGGAATCTACGATTCGACGACGCAATACCGCGACTCGGAAAAGTCACAGGTATTCATAAAAATAACAAAAACGAAAGTTCTTGCGGCGTACGGACAGATTGTCGACATCCTGTTTGCGAACAAGAAGTTTCCGCTGGTTGTCGAGTCGACTCCCGTACCTGAAGGTATCGCAGAGTTCGCACACATGCGTACACCTGCAGATGAAATCACACCTAGCGATCCGTACGGATTCCCCGGCGACGGACGTACGATAGCTCCGGGTGGTTTGATGGCGTCCGATCCTCACGTCTTAGGATCGTACGGAAAAGACTTAGGAGACATGCTCGTTCCGGGCAAAGCGAAAGTCGGTGAGCCACAGTTCGAACCGGCAAAGGAACAGGCTCGTCGGATGGAGAAGCTGATCCACGATCAACTCCTCGACACGAACGCAGTCAATGTATTTCGCAAAGCGATATTCGAGTCCGCACTCTTGGGCACGGGTATCGTCAAGGGACCATTTAATTTCTTCAAGCGTGTTCACAAGTGGCAGCGCGGTGAGGATGGTGAGCGCGACTACATGCCCTACGAAAAGACGGTGCCTCGTATCGAGGCCGTCTCGTTGTGGGACTTCCACCCTGACCCGTCAGCTACGTCGATAGAGGATTGCGAGTACGTCATCGAGCGTCACCGCATGAATAGACAACAGCTACGTAGTCTCGTCATGCGGCCACACTTCGACGCTACAGCGATTCAAAATGTCCTTGCGAAGGGGCCGAACTACGACGATAAATACTACGAAGATACGATCCGACAAGACGAAACCGAAGCGTACTATCAAGAGAATCGTTTCGAAGTTCTTGAGTACTGGGGTGTTCTCGACGCGTACTTTGCCGACCAAGTCGGCTTAGAAGAAGCGAAGAACATGTCCGAGTTCGATCAGATACAGGTCAACGTGTGGGTGTGTGGTAACGAAGTCTTGCGCTGCGTAGTCAACCCTTTCACCCCCTCCCGGATACCGTATCAGGCGTTTCCGTTCGAGATCAATCCCTACCAGATTTGGGGTGTCGGTGTTGCAGAGAACATGGAAGACGCCCAGCTACTTATGAATGGTCACGTTCGTATGGCTATCGACAACCTCGCCCTCGCTGGTAATCTCGTCTTCGATGTCGATGAGGCGTCGTTGGTGCCGGGACAGAACATGGACATCTTCCCCGGCAAGATATTCCGTCGACAATCAGGTGTCACAGGCACGGCCATCAACGGCCTCAAGTTTCCGAACACGGCCCCCGAAAACATACAGATGTACCAGATATCCCGCCAGCTTGCTGACGAGGAGACGGGCATACCATCGATCATGCACGGCCAGACAGGGGTCACCGGCACCGGACGCACGGCAGCAGGACTGTCTATGCTGATGGGCAGTGCGGGTCTGTCGATGAAGACGGTCATCAAGAACATAGACGATCATCTTCTTAAGCCACTCGGCGAAGCGTACTTTCAGTGGAATATGCAATTCAATCCCGACTCGGAAGATGTCGAGGGGGACTTGGAGATTAAGCCGCGTGGTGTGGCAGCAGTGATGCAGAAAGAAGTACGCACCCAGCGTCTCACCTCGTTGCTGCAGACGATAGCCAATCCTATGCTTGCACCGTTTGTGAAGCTGCCGAACCTCATGCGAGAGTTGGCAATCGCACAAGACATCGATCCGGACAGTCTCGTCAATGATGTCAACGAGGCACAAGTATACGCACAGATGTTACAAGGGATGATGCAAAATGCTCAACAAGCAGCAGGCGCGGAAGCTGGCGGCGCTCCTCAACAGCCCGGAATGGCCCCAAATGGAGGAGTACCTAGCGGACCTCCGGGAAGTGACGATTCAGGCCGTGGTAATGGCACAATCGGAGTCGGAGTTGCGCCAAACGCAGGGGAAGCTGGCTTTACTGGAAATGCTCCTCAAGTTGAAGAGTAGTCACGAGGCAGTGGTGAGGAGTGATGCCTAAAACTAAACCGAATCGCCCGTCAAAAGCTCCAGAAGAGCCGTTTTTTGACAAAGACAAGGCTGTTCGTAAATATCAACGCGAACTGATTGCAAGAGCGCGGGATTTTTACAAAAATAGAAATCTCGGAGACGGAGTGAGTGGTGAAAAATATTTTAATTCGTTAAATAACGAACAAAAAATAGCAGCAGGAAAACTGCTACAATTTAGAGAAAATAATTTTGATGATCTAGGTTTTACCAAAGACGGGCTAGGAGAAAGAAGCCCACTATTTGGCAAAAGATTTAGCGACGAACAATTCATCAAAATGTTCGATAGAGACAAGGGGTTTTACGGACCCGGTCTTCGCGAAGGAGATACGGACGAAGGTTATTTGTTTCGTCCCGGAAATGAACCCGTTTTTGATCTTTACGCAGAAGGAAGGTTAGGTTACGTGTACCGACCTGATGATCCTCGAATTTTTGACTATCTCGGCTTTCCTGAAGAGGCAAAAACTCAACATGATCAATACGACGAAGAGGGGCGTATGAAAATGGCTATCGGTGGAGGAACAATGGCTGAACAGATATACGGTCAAAGACGGACTACTCCATACTCCATGAATGAGTACCTGTCGGGAAGC